GCCTTTATAATATCTGGACTAGATATAGCAGATATAACTGACAATAAATTAGATGCTATGTTTTCTCTTACACTCATATTCTAAACTTTCTTAATTCTTTTTCTACAAATCTGTTGAACTGCTTACTTATAATCTTTTCTGTTCTATTGTTAAAGCCAAAAAATTCTCTTTTAGGTTCATTTAATACTTGATTAAATAATGCTCTCTGACGCATCTGTGAATTTGTAAAATTTACTGATACTTTATGCTTTCCTGTTTTTTTAACTGAACCAGATGGAGTTAAACTACCTAACATTCGACCACTATAAAATAAATCTACTTTAGTTGATTTACCCTCTTTGTTTAATTGTTTTAAATAACTTTGTGAATATTGTGCAAAAGGCCTATCATTAAAATCAATACCTTTTTGTGTTTTAGTTCTTATTATATCTACTAATTGGAATCCAGCTTGTTTGACACCTTTATCAATTATTCTAGGTAATACTGATTGAAACTTTTTAAATTTTCTTGCTACTTGTTTATTGTTAGATTTTATCTTTAAATCAACAGCCATTATCTAGTCAATCTTCTAAATCCATGTAAAGGTTCTCTCTCGTTTGCTACAATAGTTCCAGAAGAATCTACATCATATTCTACACCATCTTCTAATATCATTCTCCATTCGATATTGTATTGGCTCATGTAATATTCTTGCATTCTTTCAAATCTATCTTTTTCTGTTTCTGGTCTAAATTTAGTTAATGCTGGTAAATAGAATCTTCCAAGAAATAGATAAACACCAGCACGTTCAAACTGATCTAAATTAACTTTTGTATTAACCATTTCAGCAGTATTCAGAACTGTTATATCTGTGAATATGTTTGTTTTATATACAGGCCACCATTCTACTCTTAATGCTCTAAAAATATCGTTAGTAGTTTGTGCTAGAAAATTAGTTGTTTCTGTAGCTGTTGTAGAGATACCAAAATCAAACGCATCAGGTTGATACTTTTGTATATCTGATGTTGTTATAACATTAGCACCTGTATAATTAGCCATAATTTACTTCCAAATTAAATAAGCAATTAATAAAGCTAAAGGTATTGAATACATTGGGTTATTTTTAGCCTTAATCCAAACCCATTTAGACCACTTTTTAACTTTCATTATAATTATTTTATTCATCTTTTTTCTTTCTTTTTTTTGTTCTCTTTTTAAGAGGTATTACTTTTGCTTCATTTTCATAGGTCTTATCAACCTCTTTAATATTCTCTTTTACATCATTAGATGTAACTTTAAAACCTCTAAAATCATACATAACTTTATTTGTTTCGTAATCTAATTCACTTCTAGTAATTGTTTTATTACCTCTAGTTAAGGTAATCATTTTTTGATTTGATAATACTAATTTAACCATTTTATTCTCCTATTTAATTTTAATGCAAGGGCGATTTCTCGCCCTCACAAAGTATCCTACTATTGGATAGATGAATCGTAATGTAATTCAATTCCGTAAGAGTCATGGATTTCTCCAACACCATATACAGAAGTTGCAACGATTTCGTCTGCTCTAAGAGAAGCATCTCTTTGAGTTTCCACTTTAACATCTTGCATCATAGCGATTGCTAATGCGTCTTTGTGGAACGCACCACCTTTGTAATCACCAGCTGTTCCTGTATTTGCTAAATTTGAAGTTTCAAATACATTCATACCAGCTAATTTACCAACAAAGCCTGATCTTAGTGCTTCGTTAGAACTTTCTGTGTCTAAACCAGCAAAAGTATTAGTCATGCCAGATTTTAGATCGTAAGCAATTTTAGGGTGTAAAACAACTGCACATTCATTAGTCGGTAAAGAACTTGCTCTTAAAGTTGAAAGAGCATTAAAGATTACAGCTGGAGAAATAGCACTTGAACCATCTCCTAATGCAGTTGAAAAGCCATCAAACAATGCAGTTAAATCTGCGTCTTGTTTTCTTGCTAATCCCTCTCCAAACAATTTACCAATATCTCCAGCAACATTTCTTGGTGCTGAGTTTCTTGCTAAATCAGTTAGAGTAGTCATAACACCAACTTCTGATGCTGTAATAGTAACAGATGTTGGGTTGATTGCTGTGTTAGAAAGATCAGTTGCTTCTGCTACTGCTGATGCTGATACTTGTGCATAAACAGGAACTTCAACTGCTTTTCCACCACCCGTGATAGCATAGTTTTTAACTAAGTTTCTCATGATGGATTTTTCAGAAGCTACGAATTGTGCTTCTGCTACTATCTCTGTGTATAGTTCTGATAGTGTAGAACTTGTGCTTTCGTTTGCCATGTTATTATCCTATTAAGTTTATTTATTGTTTAAATTAATCTCAACAGCACCAGAATCTCTTTTTTTCCTATATTCTGCATAGGCTTTTTTATCCTCTGGTTTTGTTAAGTCTAAGTCCTGTAATGAAAAGGGTTTTACAGTTTTACCACCAATAGCACTCTGGCTTCCTGAACCAGACAACGACCCTTGACGGAAGTGTGGGTTGCTATCTAAAAACTCTTTCACTCGATCTTCGATTGTAAGAAGTTCTCCATTTGAGTTATATCGTACATTAGAATTATTATCAACAACTTCTATTCTACCATCATCATTATACTTAACTTCGTTTTTTAACAAAGATACTACTTGCTGTGCATTAATAGATTTTTCTTTGTTAGCAATAGATAAAATAGAATTATCAACTTTTTCTTTTTTGATTTGATCTTTTACCTTTTGTAACTCAGAGTCTTTTTCAGATAATCTTTCTTGCATGATCTTTTCAATATCAGCTTTAGATTTAGCTTCTTTTAATTGTTGTTCTTTTAAAAGTTCAGCTTTCTGACTTTCTTCTTCTTGAAGTTTTTTCTCATACTTACTTTTCTCTGCTTCAAGTCTTGTTTTGATTATGTTATCTATTTGTTCTTGTGTAAAAGTTTTTTGTTCTGGTGTTTCTACTTTTACTTCTTCTTTTGTTTCTGCTTGTTCGTTTGTCGGTTGAACTACCTCTGTTTCTTGCGTCATAAGACTCCTATTGGTTAATTCTTGTGCTTTATCACTAATATTTGTGATTGTCAAAAATCTTCAACTTTAACTTCAGGGTCTAGCAATAAATATATCCCCTCTCCAAATTGTTGATATTTTTCTATATCGCTATCTGATGTTAATTCATTACCTATTGCAAGAAATTCATCATATTCTTCTTGATTAATTGAATCTTTTGCTAATAGTTCTTTTAGTCTATCTATCCACTTCATCTTCTAACTCCTTTATTAATTTTAAAAATGCTGGGTGTACTTTGTCAGATTTTCCCATTGAATATGCTGAAAATTGTTCAGCAAAAAATTCTTCTGGGTTAGTATCTCCATATTCTGAATTGGCTATGAATCTTTGATTAAATGGTAGTTTTTTTCTTTCGTCTATTATTAATTGTTTTGTTCTTTCTTCTACTTTTGCTTTAAATCCTGTCTTTCTAAAAGACCCATAATTAATATCGTTATTTACATATTTCATTTGATGTATATGATGACCAAATTCATGATAAGCTATTGATCTTAATCTATCTAAATCATTATCCATATAAGCTCTTGCACCAAATGGTCTTTTAGTAATATCATCTCCATATTTCCAGCTATTAGTTTTTAATTTTTCTCCTATTTCAGGTGTATATTTTTTTAAAACTCCACTATCTACATATAAAACACCATCTCCCATAGCCATAGAATATCTTCTTGATGGGCTAACTTTTACACCTCTCAATCGAGGTATATTATATTTATCTGCTAAATCATTTAACTCATCAAACAATACAGATAAAGTAGTTAAACCTCTTTCATCTACTTTTGATATTGTTACTTTACCAGCATATTTATCAGCACCCTTAAATCTTGTTTTAATAGTTCCATCTGTATTTCTAGGGTATCTTGTATCAACTTTGTTTGTATCAACTTGTTTTTGTAATCTAACTTTAGATTGTTTTACAGGAACTGTTTTTATATTTGCTAATGTAATTGGGTTTAAATAACTACTAACATTTACTTTAGATTCTTTTTTAATTATAGGTGTTGCTTCTTCCAATATATTTGATTCATCTCCATCTTCCTCATACCAATCAGGATTAACATAACTAAATTGATGCCTACAATTATAACCACCTCTTACAATCATAGGGTTGCCACCTTTTTTACCTGACCAACTTCTAGTAGCCCAAATGTCTTGTATTTCTTCAACAGTAAATAATCCATTTGCTCTTTTGTTTAGACTTCCACTTACCATTCTTCTACATAAATCTCTTGTAGTAGGTATTACATCTCCATAGTATTTAACAAATGTAAGTCCAGCATCTTTAGACTTATTAAAGTTTAATGTTGCATCAAAATCTCTTAATGAATCGTTTAATATTTGTCCAGCATATCGTTTCATGTTCTCGCCAACTCTTGTACTTGCGTATTTAGTTTGAAGTATCTTAACTGCTGCATCTACTCTTGATGCTAATGCTGGGTTATCTCTATTGTTCTTAACATAATCCACTAATCTATTTACTGCTGGGTCGCTTGAAGTAGCATAGATTCCATTAATAGACTCCCTTAATTCTTTCTCTAGTACAGTAAATTCAGTTCCAACCAATGTATTCTGATAGACTTTATCTGATAGTATCCTTGTGAAGTTATTAGATACATCTTTAAACTGTGTGTAATATTGTTGTTTAAGATTCTTAACTAAAGCTAAATCTCCTTTTGTAAGTTCCTGAAATTCAGGTGGTATAAGGCCAATAGTTTTAAACTGTCTTTCTACTCTTTTAGCTTGTTCTCCAAATCCTTTTCTAACTACCCTATCTGCAAATGGTAGATACTCTTTATCAAGTATTGCTTTAATCTTTGGTCTTATTGCTACTGCACTTTGTAACTCAATTAATTTACCAGCTTGTCTTGGAAGTTGTTGATCTGCTAATGCTACGATCTGTGCTTCTATTCTATCAAGTGTTTGTGTGAGTTGTTTATAGTATTCTATCTCGGCTCTTTCGATACCTTTAATTCGATAATTCGTTAAGTCTTTTACTATATCTGACATTCATCTAAATTTCTTCTTCGGCTACTGTTTCTTGTTGTACTTCGTCTTGTGTGAACTGACCTACTTCTGCTTGTGCATCTATCTCGTCAAAGATTTCGTTTAATTTATTATCATCATCAACAACTGCTCTAGCAATTTCTTTATCAACTTCTTTTGCAAATGTTGGAGAACCAATATCTAATGCTTTTGCTTGTTGGAAGTACATAAGATCACTTGCATAATCTCTAATGTTAAATGAATCAGGGTAATTAATCTCCCCATCAAAATTAGCATTTTGGAACATAGCATATAGTTTAAATAATTGTTCTTCTGCTATTTGTAAGTTGTCAGCTTTTTCTGATAGTCTAGCATTAAGT